AAATGATCAAGATCGTTTCGAATTTTTAAATCAAGTTTTAGAGAATGATGAAATCAAAGGTATCGAAGAAACACTTTTTGACAAAGAACCATATAAAACATTATTAAAAGATTTAATTAAACGTTCTGATCTAAAAATAATGTTTACCAAAAAAGCAATAGATCACGATAGCATTCTTATCCCCAAATTACTTCAGAAATTTACTATTTGGGAAGCTGGCTGGATCGAAGTCCCACACATGAGAGGAAAAGTGGTTGCAAAAACCCCTAAAAAGAAGGGTAATATATTTGACCAATTGATGATGGATATGGAACAACAAAAAGTTGGAGAAGTAAAGATAAATAAAGACGAGCCTATTAAACCAAATATAACAAACAAGCCATTTATTCCATATCGCGAACAACTTGGTTTCGATATTGATCCAGCAATTATTTCAGATAAAATTAAAGAAATTTCAGGAGAAAAATCGATTCCTGGAAATTGGGAAAATCGCGCAAGTTCAGTTGAAGACTGGGGAGATGTAGCATCTTCAGGCCAACAGTCAAGCGGAACAGTCAGAAGCGAACAGTCTCTCTATGATTCAGAAAATTCAAATGATTCTATTGAACCAGGTTCAGATGATTCAATTGAGATATAAAAATTGAAAATTAAAATTTACATTTTCTAAATGTAAATGAAAAATACTATTAGTGCATGTTTTTATCATTCCTTAGGATTACAACGTGATGGCAAGGTAATTGGTTGGGGTTTTAATTATCCTAATCATCTAGAATGTCCTGACATAAAAATTGCATTACCCTATGATTTTCTAGCAAGATTAAATAAAAATGTCAAGGTGTTATGTTCAATTCCCAAGTATATAAAAATGGAAATTTTAGAAGATTATACTGAATGGACATTTAATAATCTTTTTAATATATAAATGCAAGGGGTGTGTCTTGTTTGTGGTAAAGAAGCTGATAAATATACCAAACATATTTCTTTATGTTATCCATGTCGTGTTGCAAGATGGACAGCAAAAGATTATAAAATCGAAAATATAATTTGGCATCACTGTCCTGGTTACAAATTATGTACTGCTGAAAAATATTATAGTCCGCCTACTATCGTCATTCATTTAAAAATCGTACCAACATAAAATTTCTTTTATTTATAAATAAATAAAAATTTCTTTTTATAAATGGAAAATATTTATAAAACATATAAAGAAAAATTAAAACCATTTGGTCATGATAATATAGATATTTTTATACAAGCTGACCCTACCGGTAAAAAATATGTCAGATGGATCGTAGATTCCTATGTCAATGGCGGAATCAAGAGAGATGAAGATCTTTTATCACGAGTTAAACCTTCCCTAGAAAAATACGAATATCTCAAATCCAGAAACATTCTAAATAGACAAGGTGAGCTTTGGCAACAAGAAACCAACATTGACAATTATTGCGGTATTGTAGGCTGTCAGAAAAAGGGATTTGAAAAACCCGGTTTAGAAGATCTCATAGACAAATATAAAGACCAATTAGAAGAAGAACATGAAGAAACTACGAACACAGCTATACAAGTTTACAACGGTAATACAATTCGTATTATTCAACCAACTACAAAGGATGATGCATGTTATTATGGTCAGTCAACAAGATGGTGTACGGCAGCTAAAAATGACAATATGTTTGATCATTATAACAAAAGTGGACCACTTTATATTATAGTTCCTAAACAGCCTAGATATAAAGATGAAAAATATCAGTTATCGTTTGAAACTGAGCAGTATATGAATGAAAAAGATGAAGGAATAAAGTTGGATAAGCTTTTAGAATTATATCCAGAAATAAAAGCTGGATTATCAAAATATTTTATTCCTCTTGAAGAGTCGGATTTAAACGATCGTACGATTGCACTTTATAACGCTCGGCGAGCAATCAATGAAAACAATTTAGAGATATTTAAAACTATTGTCGAATATAATACTGAGCAAGTTAACGATCCCATGCAAACAAACCCTGAATGGAAAAATCAATTGGGAATTCAACAGACGACATTTATTGAGTTGTCTAATAATATTAAATCATCAGAGTTTGTTGATTATTTTAGAAATGTTCTAGGCGTTAAAATGAAATGTACAAAAGGAAGAAATAGTTTTCCAACAATAGTTCATGCAATTAAAACATTTGATAACGAATTGTTAGATAAATTTAATGACTGTAAAGGTGTAGAATGGGATGCTTGGACAGATCCTATTATTGAAATATATATAAATGATAATCTTTATGCATTTGAATTTCTTGTTGATAAATATACAACACAAGAACTGTATTCTGCACTGAGAATGAATAGTCCTAAAATAGCCGAACATATATTATCAATAATCGGATTTTATATAATAGAATATGACTATATATTAAATAATTTAATGGTTAATATCAGACATACTGATGAATCTATTAAAAATACTGACGAATACAAGGAACGTTTAAGTAGTCTTTTAGATTCTTTAAACTCATATGGTCTGTTAGATATAAATTTAATTAAACGTTATATAATCAAAACTGGCTATGTTAAACTTTTAGATTATTTACAACTTGAAATTTTTGATAGCCAGTCTTTATTGGAAATAACGAATGGAATACAAACAAACAAACTATTTGTCGATTGATAAATTTTTCCAACAAAATTGAAAATTATTTTAAATGTTTAAAATATTAAAAATGGAAGCACTTTTTACTAGCTTTGCCACTCAACTCGACCAACACCTGGACACGTTCCTCGTTTATCTCGCCAAACGTCACCGTCTCAATCATGAACAGCTCAAGAAGGATTTCAAGCTTTACCAGCAAGGTAAGCTCGAAGTTCTCGAAGGCGAACCTCTGAAGACTGCGAGCAAGATCAACTCGGTTACTAAAAAGGACGAAATCAAGCAAGTTGTCAAAGATGCCGACTCTGATGTCGAAGAGTCTCTTCATCTCAACGAAGATAGCGACTCGCTAGACGCCCCGAAACCCGTTGATTCAGATGACGACGAGGTTGAAGTTGCCAAACCAACAGTCGATTCCGACGACGAAAGCAGTGCGCCTCCTCCCAAGGCCAAACCGGCAGCCAAGGCCAAGCCTGCCGCCAAAGGAAAGGCCAAGGTCGTTGAACCCGACTCTGATTCAGAAGACGAAAAGGCCAAGCCTGCCACCAAAGGAAAGGCCAAGGTCGTTGAACCCGACTCTGATTCGGAAGACGAAAAGCCTCTCAAGCCTGCCGCCAAAGGAAAGGCCAAGGTTGTTGACCCCGACTCTGACGAGGATGAGAAACCCAAGACCAAGGGTAAAGGCAAGACTGAGGATGCTCCCGGCGAACTGTCTGCAACGCCCAAGATGACTGATGGACCAAAGGTGCCAAAAGATGTAAAGTTTGTCAAAGGCACGAATCTTGCTGTCGTAGATGGCCTCGTAGTCGCTGCATACACGAAAAAGGGCTTTGTAGCACTTAACAAATCGCACGAAAAGCAAATCGAAAAGACTGGCCTTGAATCTGATGCGTGGGACAAGGATAAAATTGCCAAGAAACTAAACAAGTAAAAATTGAAAAATAACTTTTACATTTTACTAAAAAATGTAAGGATGAACAATACTTTCTCTCATCGTAATTTTATATCAACAGATGGCCGTATCATCGGAAAAAAATTACAAGAAGAATTTGTTTCAGTAGCTGCCGGAACAGAACATTCCCTTGCTTTAACGAGAACTGGTCGTATTTTTGCATGGGGTAATAATGAAAGCGGACAAACAAATTGTCCAAAAGGTGATTACTTTGTTTCTATAGCTGCTGGTGTAGATCATTCACTTGCTTTATCTAGAACCGGTGCGATTTTTGTTTCGGCAGCCGATAGGAGAATTTCCCGGATGATGCCCGATATTCATACAAAGTATGATGCCATATCTACTAGCAGTGGCTACTATAACCATAACCTTGTCTTAACACGAGATGGTCGTGTTGTTGGCAGTGGATCTAATCATTATGGCGAAATAGAATGTCCTCCTGGAAACTTTGTTGCTGTGGCCGCTGGGAGGAATCATTCACTTGCTTTAACACGAGATGGTCGCATTATTGGATGGGGATATAATGGTCTTGGTCAAACTGATTGTCCTCAAGGCAACAACTTTATTTCTGTGGCTGCAGGAGATTTTCATTCTTTAGGATTACAAGCAGATGGTAATGTTGTAGGATGGGGAGATAATGAGGATGGTCAAACAAATTGTCCCCAGGCTAACAACATTATTGCTATAGCAGCAAGTCAAGATTATTCACTCGCTTTAACTAATGATGGAAAAATTGTTAGATGGGGAAAGAAAGGAACTGTTCCTAAAGAAAAAGTTGCATTACCGTATGATTTTCTATCAAGATTAAATAGAAAATTCAAGGTGCTGTGTCCTATCCCCAAGTATATAAAGATGGAAATTTTAGAGGATTATACTGAATGGCAGTTTAGAGACCTATATTACTTGTAAAAAATGATTTTTAATATTAAAATATTAAAAATTGTAAGGATGAACAATACTATTATAAACAACATCAAACAGTCCCTAGGCTTACAAGCTGATGGCAAGGCAATTGGATGGGGCGATTTTCGAATCAATTGTCCTGACGAAAGATTTATTGCAATTGCTGCAGGCGCCTTTATTTTCTTAGGATTACGAGCAGATGGTAAAGTAATTGGATGGGGCGATAATCGGTATGGTCAAATCAATTGTCCTGACGAACGATTTATTGCAATTGCTGCAGGTGGCAGACATTCCCTAGGTTTACGTGCAGATGGCAAGGTATTTGGATGGGGTGATAATCGGTATGGTCAAAACAATTGTCCAGACCAAAGATTTGTTGCAATTGCTGGAGGCGACTGGCATTCTCTAGGATTACGAGCCGATGGCAAGGTAATTGGATGGGGCAGTAATCGGAATGGTCAAATAAATTGTCCTGACGAACGATTTGTTGCAATAGCTGCAGGAGCATGGCATTCTTTAGGATTACGATCAGATGGCAAGGTATTTGGATGGGGAGATAATTCTCATGGTCAAAACAATTGTCCCAACAAAAGATTTATTGCGATTGCTGCAGGTATCGGTCATTCTCTAGGATTACGTGCAGATGGCAAGGTATTTGGATGGGGAGCTAATTATCATCGTCAAATAAAATGTCCTGACAAAAAATTTATTGCAATTGCCGTAGGCAACAATTGTTCTCTAGGATTGCAAGCAGATGGCAAGGTAATTGGATGGGGGTCGAATTATTTAGGAAAAATAGAATGTCCCGACATAAAATTTGCATTACCATATGATTTTCTCGCAAGATTAAATAAAAGTTTCAAGGCGCTTTGTCCTATCCCCAAGTATATAAAGATGGAAATTTTAGAGGATTATACTGAATGGCAGTTTAGAGATCTATATTACTTGTAAAATTGAAAATTAAAATTTGTATTCTGTAAATTTTGCCAGAATGATTTATTATACAACTTCTACGCTTATGGCATATTTGCGAAAAGTTCCGCCAACAAGAATCGGACATGTTGCTAAAACTTTAAATATTAACATCCCTCCAAACATTTGGACAAGAGAAATTATTTATATTTCTGACATTTATGATCCAACAGATTATTTAATTGTTGATTTTACTTGCAAGTAAAAGAAAATTCATTATAAAAATAATGAATATTAAATGATATTCTTTTATGTTTTAAACAATCGTGAATGTCAAATCGCCTATACAATTTTAATGAAAAACAATATTAAATTTAAATCATTTGAAATTAAAGGCAAAAATGTAAAAGAATACGTTAAATCATTAGGAATAACAAGAATACCATGTCTATTAATTAAAAATGGAAATAAACGAGGTATTGTAGAAGGAGTAGAAAATATAGACAAGTTTATATTGAAAAATACACTTGTTGAAGAAGATTATCCTTCGGTTAGACCCGTCAAAAAGAAACCTATAAATAAACCCAAGTCAAGTCCTACCAAAAGCATGGATTCCCTAGAATATTCTTTAGAACAAGCCAAGGAACAAGAAGAGGAAGAGGAACAAGAAGAGGAACAGGAAGAAGAGGAAGAGGAAGAGGAACAAGAGGAAGAGGAAGAAGACGAGGAATCGTTGGAAATTTAGTTACCGCATCCAAATTTCTTGCTACACAATCCTGTTGCACAAGATTTCTTTTCGGGCTGACACGATTTGCAACCTTTTGGTCTAACTACTGCATCTAGAGTAGAAAGATTTATAGCAGGGGATGAAGTGCATTTGCATGCAACGATGACAATGCAAATAATAATAAAAATTGCAAACAATATGGCAAACATTTATTCAACAGAAAAATATATTTTTAAATATATTTAAGATTTATTATTTTTTCAGAATCCATGTTTCATGTTTCAATACTGTCAACATGTGTTTCAATACTGCCAACATGTGTTTCAATACTGTCAACATGTGTTTCAATGTTTTCTAGACTAGAATTCAGTTTGTTAATATTAGAATCAATACTGTCTAGAGTAGACTTCATTTGATCTAGACTAGAATTCATTTCGTTAATCAGTTTTAGAATTTCATTACGTTCTTTAATAGTAATTTCATCAAGTTGAGATATTAGTTTTAATTTTCAATTTAATTGGTTTTGTAATTTAAAATGTCTATGGAACAAAAGAAAACAAAATGGTTACATATACACAGTTCAATAATTATTGAAAAGGAACAAATAAAAGAATGTCATATTACAAATGTATGTGCTGATGTCTATAATATTTCTTGTACAACTAAAGATGGAAACTCCCGTTATATTATTCCAGAATGTGTATCATGGAGTCATGCTGCAGATGTTTTAAGTGATATTAAAAGACAGTTGGAAAATTGAAAATTTAAATATATTTTAATAAAAATATAAATGCTTGGTGAATTTATTCATCCTCAACTCGTTGACAAACTGTCAGTTGCGCTCGTTGCGCGTTTCAATCTCAAAGCAGAACCAAAAGATGTTTCTGCTTTTATTAACAAATTTGGTAAGAAAGAAGACGATACAAGCGATTTTAGTTTGTCTGGTTTTCCAATTGGAAAAATTACGTCACATGATCAGTTAAAACAAGTTTATAAACAAGCTATTGAAAAGAATCAGTTTTTCAACGTTATTTCTGGTCGCTGGGTTAATGAGGGAAATAACTCTCTTTATTATGGTACTGGATGGTGCGCCAAACGAAATAGTCCAGAACATCAGGCAATGATTAAGATTTTGAGTGCAGATGTACCAGATGAAAAGGAAATTGAAATTGTAGATAAAGGAGACTGGATGGTTGTCAAAGATACAAAATATATTTGGTGCAGCAAACGTAATAAAGTCGTTGGGCGACTTAAAAATGGTGACCCAACAACTCTGACTCATGAAACCATTAAACTAATCAAAGAACATGGTTTAGAATGGGAAAAGATCGACGAAGATGAATTGGACCAATGTCGACTTGAACCATTATCTGCGTCTGTATCAACCAAATCAACACCAAGTAAAAAAGAGCTTTAATGAATTGGATCAGTGCGTTGTTTAAGAAAACATCTTTTTATATTGACGATCAATTGGTAGATACTGTAAAATATTGTGATCAGTGCAACTAAACCAGTCTGTTACGGAAATCTGTTACAGATGCAAAATAAAAAACAATAAAAATTGAAAATTAAAAATATTTAATATAATTATATTGAATGAATCCTCCAAAAGAATACAATGCCGAACATACAAACCAAGAACAATACAACGGAACTGATATCTATCTAACATGTGTAACTGTACTTTTAACTAGCATGATTGTTAAAACAGTCGTTACCCTATCTCTGTTTGCCAACGATATCCCTCTAAATCCTACTGCAATTCAAGTTTGTATGGCAGTAACTAGTATTTTAGCTGCACGAAATTGTCTGACAATGCAAAACAATTTTATGTATAAGCGACGTGTTGTCGATAGCATTACAGAAGCGCTTAAAACTGTAGTTATTGCGCCATTTTCCGCTTTAGCACAAATTGCGCGATCGACTACAAGTGGATTTTCTTTTACTCGAAACTTGTTTGATTGAAATTCTTTTTAACTAAAAAGAAAATATAAATGAATAGAACAGAAGCATTAAAAATTTTAAACAGTACGGAACCGTGTACTCCTGCTGACCTTAAAAAACATTATCATATACTATCTTTAAAATACCATCCTGATAAAAATTCTGATTATGTTGCACAAGAAATATGTAAACTTGTTAATCAAGCATATCAATTTCTAACTAAAACAAGCCCGGTTAAAACAGCCCCACCACCCCAACAAACTCCCTTTAGGAATTCACCCAAACAAACGCCTTTTAAAGATTTTGAGGATATTTTTAAGAATTGGAATTCTGTGAATCATGCACAAGAGTTGGCTGACATGTCAATTAAAAGGGAACTTCTTGTAAGAGTTTGTAGTAAATTTGGCATAACTGATAAAAAGGCATCTAAATCAACTAGCAAAAAAATTAACAAAACAAAAGTAGAATTATGGACAGATATTTTAAAGCTAGAACTTTTTAAAACATATGAAAAATTTACAGATGATAAAATAAATAATCTTTGTATAGAAAATAAAATACCTTTAAAGATAAGAGGCTATAGACTAATTGAAGAGCTAATATTGGAACTCTTACTTTTAGATAAAGTATTTAATTAAAATGTCTGTAATAAATATGTCTCAACAATACATTGAAATTAATAATAACTTTCTTGGTGATTTTCCTCAAAATTGTGAGTCTGACGCAATTTATATAGGAAGTGGCTATAAACGTGTCATTATTTTTGATGGTGATCAAGAAATTGATTTAATTGCAACCATAAAAGATTTAACCACAAAATTAGAAGAGTTGCAAACACATATAGATTATATGCCTGGTGGTCGATGTTACTACGAAGCTAAAGCAAGTTTCGAGTTAGCTTTAAATTGAAAATTTCTTTTAGAAAAAAGAAATTAGTTTTTATAAATGGCTCATGATTTAATATTTCCTTATAATGAAATACTAGTTGCAAATTTAAATATAATGTCATATACAGCTTCTAAATTTGCTATACCGGCTGATTCATATGTTCACTCTACAACTGGGGAAACTACAGAACAATGGAATGCTCGTTATAATATGATCATTACGACGCTGCTAAATATTCCAGCGTTAGATATAATTTGCTTGGAAGAGGTAGATATACAGTTTTATAATTTATTAACTATACAATTTACGCATTTTAAAATAGATTATGATACGAAAAATAGGCTAGTTGTAATGATCAAGTCTAATATATTTGTTGAATTAACTAAATTACCATTTGAAGAATATCGGTTTTCTAAAATTGCTCCATATGAGATAATTTTAACAAATGGAAAATATTTAGTTTTATCACATGTTCATCTTAATGGCGATCCTGCAAAAGGAATTGAACGCAGGGAGATCATTAATAAATTATGCGAAGAATTTCCTTCAAATCAAATTATTATTGGAGATTTTAATGAAAATTTGAGTCAGTCAGATATTGAAAATTATAATTATACAATATTAGACAGACCTTTTAAAACTTCATATTCGAGATTTAAAATTAATCCATCTGGATTTGTTACAGGAATACATGAAAATCAATGGGATACGGTTGATAATATAATATTTAATAGTGACGACTTTAAGATAATAAACGATGTTATAGTTCCTGAAAGAGGGTTAGAAAATCGTTATGTTCCTTATAGGCCTATTGGTGATGACAGAGATTATAAATATGCGGAAAATTATAGCGAATGGTTTTCAGATCATTCCTTAAATATTTATCAACTTTATTTTATTCCAGAGTAAATTTCTTTATAAGAAAATGGCTACCAACGAATATTTGTCATGGTATATAAAAATAAAAGATTTTTATTTTAATTATCTTAAACGATAATAAATGGACACTCAAACGATTGTATTAATTTCTGTCGGAGTTTTGACTATCTGTGCTATGGTTTACTTTATTCTAAGAAAAGAGCCTGTTGAACAAGAATCAAAAGAACAAGAGGTTCATAGGGAACAGCACGAAGAAACATTTGACGAAGAGTCTAATTATACTACGATAAACGAATCTGATGGAGGGGAGGAATCTATTTTTGATTCATAAATAATAATTTTTAAATTAAAACCTATTATAAATGAACGATAGGGATTATCTTTCTGTGTTGGCAGAGTTGAAATTTATTGCATCTGTTAAACCTGACGAGTTTTTAAATATACAGACTGGTTATACGGAACAGAAAAATTTATTGTCAAGCTTCATCAGATTCTTTCGTTTTCCTGATGAAAATGGGCGTAAAACGGCAGAATACTGTAGAAACGTTATACTCAAAGCATTTAATTTACTTGAAATTTATGAAAAGAAGGAGGATAGTGAAGTTTACAAAAAACAAATTGTCCAATATATATCAGATGCAAGAGAAGGTATTAAAAATCTTAAAAAGACCCATATATCTAATAATTCAGCTTATGCCCTATTTGATACAATAGAACTTCGGATCGATTCACTTATTTCAGCTTAATACGAAAATTAATAATAAAAATAGACAAGTAACAAACACCAAAGTGTTTGTTACTGTCCACTGGTCGCTCACTATGTGAGCGATTAAAAATAAAAATATAAAAAAAATTGAAAAATATTTTCAAGACTGAAATATAAATGGTGAGTTGACCAAGACAAGATTGGCACTCCCGAAACAAAACGTTGGCGTAGCACAGTTTGGTAGTGCGTGGTACTTATATTTATAAAAAAATATGCAAAGAAGTAAAAGATATTCCAAGGTCGTGAGATCGAAGCTCACCGCTAATACACCCTTAGTTCCATTAGTCTAGTCGGTAGGACCGGGCGCTTTCACCGCCCAAACAGTGGTTCGATTCCACTATGGAACAATACTCATTCAACAATGATTATTTTGTCCCGAATATGACATTAAACTATTCATAAGCCCCCAGAGCTCCGCAGGTAGAGCGACTGACTTTTAATCAGTAGGTCCAGAGTTCGATCCTCTGTGGGGGTAACAGCAATTATGTCCGAGTGGTTAAGGAGACCGACTTAAGATCGGTTGGCGTAAGCCGCACAGGTTCGATCCCTGTTAATTGCAAGTCTGAAACGACAATAAACTATCTAATGCCTTGTGAGAATGATTGGTTATTCAACGGACTCTTAATCCGTAGATCGGGGTTCAATCCCCCGACGAGGTATCGTTTGATTATTATATAATCAAACGTGTCCTAGATATGACATTAAACTATCTAATGCTTTTATGGCGCAATTGGCTATTCAATGGACTTTTAATCCATAGATCGGGGTTCAATCCCCCGACAGGGTAAATTACGTTTGATTATAATAATCAAACGTGTCCTAGATATGACATTAAACTATCTAAAAAGACTGTATGGCAGAGTGGTCTAATGCGCACCTCTGCTAAAGGTGTCTCTTAGGAGGCGTACGTTCAAATCGTACTACAGTCGTTCTAAACAATTCCCTGGAGTTTTGTTGGTAAAACAGCTGGTAATATCAGTAGTCCTAGGTTCAATCCCTAGCAGGGTGCCCTCTGGGTAGGTTCTATTAGTCTAAAGGCATGACATGTCACCCTCCATGACAAAGCAAAGGTTCGATTCCTTTATGGAACAGCCCGATAAACAAGCCCTATTAATTCAGTAGTAGAATTTTTCACTTCTAACTATAGAAACGAAATGAAAATGTCACTGGTGCAATTCCAGTATAGGGTTCTTGCTATTTAAAATAGCAACTAAAATCACGCCAAGGGTATAAATATAGATAAACCTTTCACCTTAATATTCCTTATATTTATAAGGAATGCCTCCAAAGTTGGACATTGAAAACGTTAAGGCGTTTTTAAATGAAAATGAATGTAAATTGTTATCCGAATATAAAAATTCAAAAACAAAAATAACTATTCTATGTAAATGTGGACATAAAAGAACGACTCTATATTTTAATATTAAAATGTACAAACAGTTTTTATGCAAAGAATGTACAATTGGAACAAATTTATATCAAGTGTTTGCTCCCAAGGCTTTTTCTAAAATGCAAAGACTTTTAGAAACAAAAATTAAAATTTCATTAAAATACAAGAATGATTTTCAGCAAGAAAATATTAATAAAAAATTATTATGTTTAGATTGTAATATTAAAAAACCTAAATATCTATTTTTCAATAATAACTTAAATAAATCTGGTAAAAAATCATATTGTAAAATATGTCAAAATGAACAAGATAAAATTAGAAAGCAAAATCATACAAATGTCAACAGAATAAAAACTTTATTGAGTAGTGTACAGGCCAGTTTGAGAAAAGGAAGAGTAGATGAAATTAACATTGATTTAGATTACTTATTAAAACTAAATGCCTCACAAGAAAATAAATGCGTTTATTCTGGAAACCAACTTAGTTGGAAAGCTAATGATATAAATACATGTTCTCTAGATCGCATAGATTCATCAAAAGGATATATTAAAGGAAATGTTCAATTTGTATCAAAAACGGTTAATCAAGCCAAGTCTGATTTAACTGAACAAGAATTTTTAAAACTTGTTCAACAAATATATCGATTTCAGTATTTTAATTATATTGAAAAAGAAATTGACAATAAACTAGCAATAAAACATATAAGAAAATTATTTAAAACGTGCAAATCTTCTATCAAAAAACGTCAGAAGAAAGAACGTCCTATAGAATGTTTCGAATTTGATCTTACCATTGATTTTATTTTAAACTTGGCAAGAAAACAAGGTAATAGATGTGCATATTCAGGTAAGGAGTTAATTTGGACAATTAAAAATAACTACTCTACGTCAATAGACAGGATAGATTCTGATAAAGGTTATACCAAAGATAACGTACATTTAGTTTCTAAAATTGCGAATCAGGCAAAAAATAATTTGACACATGATGAATTTTTAGAAATGATAAATACGATTTACAATCATTCTGTAGAATCTCATAAAAAATTTAGAATAAGAAACAATATTGAAATTTAAAATCAGAAATCTAGAATTTTCACCAACAATAAAATGACGACTATTACTTGCATTCATCCAATTACTCAACAAAATCTGACATTTCCTATCATTGACACCATGGAAACGGATGTTGACAGGAGATCTTTTCATCCAGTTTGTCTTTTTCAAGATGGAACTTTTGATCACGAAGATTGGTTTTATCGTTTTCTGGACAATTACAATGGGCCATTAGTTGCCAGATACGATCTTTTTGCGGAAAATCCCGAATTTACAAATCGAATTGTTGGGGTCGTCTTGATGTCTTTTGAACAATGGAAACGACATACTACGAGAAGTGAATCATTTCAAACATTTGAAGACTTGGTCGAATTTTTTTTTCCTACAGAAATGGTTACTGACTAAAATTGAAATTTATATTTAAAAAAATATAAATAAAAAATGCGGCAATCTATACTTGATACTGCTTTGCGACTGTCGATGCGTCGCTGCGGTTGCAGCAACTTTCATCATTTTTGTGTATTGTTCCGCGGCAAAAAGGTTATTGCCACTGGTTTCAATTGTTTTTGCCGCAATCTTAAGCACCTTGGGGCAGTTTTTTCTGTTCATGCAGAACTAAATGCACTACAAAAGGTCAAGGACAAGCGTCGCTCATTTGACATGTTGGTCATACGAACAAACAACAGCAAGACAAGTCTCCTAAATTCCAAGCCATGTCTTAGGTGTGAGATGTGGATTAAGAATTATCCTGTAAATAAGATCTATTTTTCAAATGAACAAGGCGGGATTTCATATATAAATAGCACGCAACTCCCAATTTCATTCAAGCATAATGATCATCATAGAAGTGTAGAGTGCAAGGATGTGTGTTGTATCAAGGTCAATCTTGCTACGATTAGTTCGCCTTCTCTTGTACAGGAGGCGTTTTAGTTTCTTTTGGGGCAACATTTTTTATAGATATTCCTTGCCATATTTCTAAATTTTTACTTTTCATATATTGGTATAATTCGTTTTTTAATTTTTCGTGTTGTTTGATTAATGGATCCATTTCCTTCTTTTTCATAGCGTTTATCTGTTGCAATTCGAATTTTTTCTGTTTGATAATAGATTCAAGACTTGTCAATTTAGTCGCTAAACTCATTTATCTTTAAAAAAATATTTCATTATAAAAATAATGAATTTCATAAAATTTGACAAGTTTGGACCGCAGTTTGATTTAGACGATATCGAGACTATTGGTGTAAGAGATTACGAAGTTGTCGTAGTTTATACAAGCGGTATTGAAGTTTGTATCTATAGTGCAAATACTGTTTTCGAAGCAACATATATGGCTGAAAAGTTTACCGCAAGTGTCATTGAACAATATAAACAGTCTAAAATGTAAAATTAAAACATTCTTTTTTATTTATTAAAAAAATCAGTCTGTCTCCCGTCGTATAGACACAACCTGGATTAATAGAGCCGGATAAAATGATTTTATTTTCAATAACAAATAGATGTGATGTACAATTTTCTGTAACATTAATTACTTCAAACGATAATTTGCAATGTTTATTAGGAAATGGCGAACCATCTAAAAAAGATATTACTGTATCAATATTATTTCCTATATTTCCTATAATTTGGGTAATGATAGTAAAAAAACCTATTTGAATACCAATGTTTTTAAAATCGGTAAAAATAGTACAGTAAACATTAAATGCATCAGGCAAGATAAAATTGTCCAACAATTCTACACATCTTTTTAATGGCTGACATGAAAACGCTGAATTTGTATGACAACATGGTTGGCATTGATCGGAAATACATATACCATGTAATGCACGAGATGATAAACAAGACATTTATAATGAAAATTGAAAATATTTGTAAAAATAATGAAATAGACAAGTATGGATAAGACCAGTAATCCTTTGGATGATCCAAATAAAAATGCGGAAATATTATATCAAAAGGCAGAAAAAAAGTTGAAAACATGGTGGGGATCGAAATCAGAGAATTATCAAGACGCGGCTGAACTGTTTGAAAAATCAGCCATTCTATACAAAATTGCAAAGAATATGGAGGATGCCGCCGATGCATATATTCGTGCATCAGAATGCCTTAGGGCAGAGTCACCCTGGGAAGCTTCGAGTAAGCTCGTAGCTGGCGCGGGTTGTTATAAAAATTTCTCATCACAAAAGGCGTTGATTGCTTATCGTAAAGCTGTGACTTACTGTTTGGAAGATGGAAAGTTTCAACAGGCAGCTAAATTAGTAATGGAAATAGCTGAGATTTATGAGAAGGAATCAATGATTATGGACGCAATTGAAACATATCGTGAAGCAGCAGGGCTATATAAAACAGAGAATGCAACATTTCTAGAACAAAATTGTCTACTCAAGGCGGCTGATTACATGTCGTCCAAGTCGATAGGGCTATATTCAGAAGCAATCACTATTTGGGAGAATGCTTCTCTCATATCTGTAGATAATAGTTCTTTAACATTTAGATCTAAAGAGTATTTATTCAAGGCTGCTCTCTGTCGATTCGCTAGTGGGGATTATGTTGCAAGTTTACGTACATTGAAAAATTACGAGGAACAAAATGTCAGTTTTGCAGCATCTCGTGAATGTCAGTTTTTAGGAGAGGTTCTACATGCAATTGAAACTTATGATATTGATCACTTTACAAAAGCTGTAGTAGAGTATGATAGCATCACTCCCCTTAAACCTTGGTATACAGAAATTCTTCTAACTATTAAGAAAACTATAGAAACAATCCCAGATGATCAAGACGATGACTCGATTATACAAACAATCCCGGATGATCAAGAC